CTATGATAACCGCGCATTCAACATGGCTATCTGTTCGTCGTTCATGTCATCAATCCACATACCGTAAATTTCATACACCATCTGCGCAGTTTCATGCCCCATTTGGCTGGCTATAAATGCCGGGTTCGCTCCTGCCGTCAACAGCCAGCAGGCAAAAGTATGCCGCGTATGGTACGGATTACGGCGGCGAATACCAGCACGTTTTACTGCTGCATTCCACCTTGCCCCCAAACTGCTTACCGAGTAATAAGGTTTTTGTTTTCCGTTACACACCCTGGGCATGAAAACAAAATGCAGTTTTTGCTTTTCGGTTCTGCCGTACTCCCGATGATAAAAGGTGATTTCGCTTTTGCGATGATGCCCGGTCAGTTTGTATTGCTCCTTCAGTGCTTCAAGAGCAGGCTGCAGTAGTGTTACTGTCCGGATCCCGGCATTTGTTTTTGGGGGACCGAACATATCAAGTATCGTCAGGTTTCTTCTGACATTCACTATTCCCTTTGCGAGATCCACATCCTCCCACGCCAGAGCTGCCAGTTCCCCGTGACGAAGTCCTGAGTAAACTGCAAATTTCCACATGTTCTGGCTCTGTCCTTTTTCACTTTCCATTAATGCATTGAATTCTGTTTTAGATAACGGATCAGGCTTTATTCTGTTTCGCTGTAATTTTTTTACTCCTTCAAATGGTTTGGTTGATATAAATCCCGACTGATACGCAAAACATAACAGCGAACAGAGCAGGGCGATATAGTTATCAACTGTGCGCACGGTTCTTCCTTTTTTGTTGGATCTTGGATTATCCAGGTAAAGCGTTTCTCCATGCAGCAGTTCATTCCGGTAGTTTAAGATATCGCTATAACGAATATGTGATATCAGGGTACTTTCACAAATTATTATTCTGAGTGTTTTTAATTGTGATTTCGTTTTCTTCATTGTGTTTGTTGTTAACTCTGTCTCTTTAATTTTTGTCCAGATATCACAAAGCTCCCCGAACGTTTTTATGACTCTCGTTGTCACCATTTTTGCCCCAGTGCTGGACTGGGGAAAACGTCTTAAATACTCAAATTCACCGGAGTTTATTTCATGAACTATCAGTGCTCTTAAATTTCCGGCCTTTTTAATATTACTGTTTGTAATCTCCCAGCCTTTTAATGTTTCCCGACATCGTTTTCCTCGAAACATGAACCAGATGCGAATGTATCTACCTCTAATCTCGACACCTGTTGGTAATTTAGACATATCATGAGTCTTTGATAAACTGATTTATCTTTGGATAGTTGTACCAGATAATCCCTCGTTTGCTGTCTGGCTTACCTAAAGGAGATACTCGTTTGAAGTGGAAGCCCTCCACCCAACAGTTCTGGCGGTATGCTTCAATTTGTCTGGCCCCCAGACCAGTGCGAAGCATCAGGCCGTATTCAACCATCCACTCTTCATTAAAGATTACTTGTGCCATCGCATCACCTCTGGCAGGCGCCAATGTTAGACTGAAATTGACGCCCGATGTTGATTATTAATAATCAGCTATGAAGTTTTAATTTGAATACAATGCAATTCTCGAGGACTGAAGTTTCTCGCAATTAAAATTTATCAGTTTTACTTTCTGCTCTCTGGAAACGCCTGCTTCTTTTTTACCTGAGAGCATTTTTTCGCATTCTGATTTCGTTAGTTTAGATTTTGAATATCTTGTCCAGTTAGTAGGAGTGCCACCTTCCTTTTCAATAGTGGCGGTAATTTTATACATGAACACCTCCATTATTATTTCCAGTGGTTCGTTTATTCCATCTTTCGAGTGCTTCTTTTTCACTTCCACCATAACCGGTTCGGGATTCGCATCCGTTACACTTCGCTCGGTAATATCCTGAAATGGCTTTCACCGTTACTGATGGACAACCACAAAATGGACATGGTTTAACATTGTCATATCTCATAATTTTTCTCATAAAAAATATTTCAAGTTGGCGGTGTATTACACCGCCAGGCTGAATTATTCCTCTGAATTATCGATTACACTGTATTCCCCGGTTAATACAGAGGAATCTGCAGGATCGATTGTCAGTGGTTCCTTTTCATCCATTGATACTGCACGCTGGATCTCAATTGATACGGGCAGATATTTGAACAGGCGACGAATAGCCGTTTTCTTTGCCATTTCTTCCCAGTGAGTTACCCACGGCCCGTTATTACCAGCTTTACTCAGGCTGCGCACCAGCTCAATCTGTTTGCGCGTCATAACTTCAAACTGAGTACCTCCGTCTTTCAGTCTTGCGACAGCATAGACGTGGGTAACCGGGGCATCTTCGTTTTCTCCCGGGCGGTGTATTAACTTTTCATCAAGGCCAAATTCGAAGCTAAACTCGTCACCTTCACGGACAACACGGGCTGACAGGCTGGCGATTTGACCAGAACGGCGAGCCAGATCAATCATGCCGCGATAGCCAATGATTAGCTGAACGTTCTTTTTACCGCTCTTTTCGTTTTTATTACCAAAAGGCAGTAAATATGCATGACCGAGGGCGCTACCTGGCTCAAGTCCGAGCTGTGAACACTGTACGATCGCACTGACAAAACTCATAGTGTCACAGTTTCCTAACGCCGGAACTTTACGAATTTCTGTGGTGGCGATACGGATCATACGTTCAGCCGTCATATGGCGTGGAAGAGCTGCTGCCAGTTGCTCTTTCATTGATGGCTGGTTAATAAAACTAATCACGTCGCTATTTTTAACTGCTGCTGGTGCACGGTTTCCCTGAGTTTTTTGCAGATCGGCTTTTGCGATTGGTGGTTGCTTAGTCATTTGCATATTCCTTAGCCCAGCGGGGCAGTGATAATGTCTTAATAGCTGGCCATTCATCGGTATTCAGGCAGTCAGACAGGGTTCGCAGATTGCGGTGATATTCCTGTTGACCTGCCAGTTTTGCTTCTTCGCCCATCATGAAAATTTCAACCGGATAACGTCCGCATTCAATAGTTGTGCTGGCAACCAGAAAAACGAAAGTTGGCTGCACTCCAAACTGTGCTTCATAACCGTCACTGTAGAATGCATCCTGAACGTGATAGCGGTAGTCGTAATAAGCGGTTTTGAATCGTTGAATATCCGCCGTAGTTTTCACGTCCATGATCCAGTGAAATTCAGGGATAATTTTGTCCGGACGGCACCGACACAAAATTCCTGTTTCAGGATCTTCCCAGTAAATTGATGATTCAGCGTGTCCGGCGCTTTCAACAAGCCATTGCCCCAGCGGCAAAGCCATAACGCTTTGATACATGAGTTCAATTTTCCGGCCTTCTTCCGCAGTGATAACTGTTTTTCCTGTGCTTGCGCATTCCATCAGAAACGCTTTCTCTTCTTCTTTTCCGGCGTTTGTACGGCGGTTAAATTCAGGTGCTACGATAAAGCGGTTACTGAATTCTTCCGGTTCAAGTACCCGGCAGTGGAAAGCGGTTCCTAAATCGAGCGTTTTTGTCTTTGTGGTGTCCACGGGGGCATTTTTACGCCACAAATATAGTGCCGGAGTATCAGCAATGTCATCGAGCTGAGACTTACTGACACCGGGACCCGCGTGGTAATTCTCATTCGAAATTCCGTAATAAATACCTGGCTCTATGTCTTCTACGATTACGGGATCTGCGACTTCGCCAGTTTCATCACTGCAATCGCGATGCGGATCGCTGCCAGCATTCTCATTGTGCGGATGTTCAGCGCCTTCCATTTCCTCCGGATCATTTTCCTTAGCTTCAACCTGACTCTCTTCATCGAATGTTTCCTGGTATGTTGCGTCGCCCATCACCGCACCACAGTCAGGGCAGTTATCCCCGCCAGTCTGGCCGCAGGCATTGCAGGCTATTTCCGGTTCCTGTTGCACTACTGGCTCAGGTTGATTCATATCTGGTCTGGTTTTTTCCGTTTCTGGCTGGTTCTGGTACACACAATCGCGAGTCTGGATCCCGTTTACCCATTTCGGATCGTTCGGGTCGCTAATTCCGTCAACAAATTCACCACGTGATGCTGCAAGCAATTTATCGGCATCGACAGGATTTTTTGATGGAATGTTTTTCCGGGCTTCATGGAGTTCTGCCCGCAGTTCCTGATATTTCGCATCAACAGAATTTACCTGTGACTGAGCATCCAGCGGCTGCGTGTCCTGATGATGTTCAGTTGCGTCCGGTTCCATTGTTTCAGCCTCTCCCTGTTCAACTGCCGTTGTTCCAGATGGTTGCGGTTTTTCTTCATCATCCTGTTTTCCTTCTTCTGTTACTCGCTGCGGCATCGGGGCAGAGGAGCGACCGCAGGCAATATCCACGATTTCCGGATCAGGGTTGGCATGATCGGTTTCAGTCAGTACTTTGTTCAGATATTCAGTGACGTGCGCGGGGATGACCTCGATCCCAATTGGTGCTTCTTTTACGGACGCAACCACGATGGCGCGGGAATAATCCAGCCCGCCAGGCATGGTGATGAATTTGTCGCGGAAAACAGAAAAGGGCGGTTTATTTTCAGCGATAATTTCCTCAATGCGTTTAGCGTGTGCCGGATGAAGGTTATAGATGTCCAGATCCATTGAACGGGCCAGTACGCCAGTGGCTACGTCGCGCGCCAGTGACGTCAGATCGTGTACGAAACCTTCGCCGCGATCGGTGAGGTTTCCGCCGCCAGCATTAGCACCGGAAGCCGTGCGAGTGATGTGTGAAACACGATTACCCTTCATCCACTCTTTTGTCAGCAGTCCTCGATCGGTGTAGTCAGCGTTCAGGTATGCTTCGAAAAAAGCAGTTATCAGTCCCAGGTTTGAATTACCAGGATTAGGGAAAACTTTGTCAGTGTCACGAACCAGTTTGTGGAGTTCGCGAATTTCCAGCGGGTCGAGCAGGCTGGTTTTGTGGGAAACAGCCAGGGCAGTAACAGCCGGTAGTTCTTCAGCCCGAGCAATGTGTAATGCCTGGAGTCCGTCGCGTGAAACGTGCGTTACCGGTTTTTCGCTGCCGTGTTGAGCAAGCCAACGAATGGGCAGTTCCTGGCCAGAAATTGGGAGTAGCATATTCTCCTCAATCTCAGTCATGTCTTCGCCGTTGACGTTGGTATTGCCTTGATAGTGAGCGTTGTCTGGTGCTGCTCCCGGTTTTAGTTCCCATGTCATGGAGTCTTTGCTGAGTTGATAGCGTTCACTCCAGGTAAAATCGATCTCACCTTCAGCGGGCAGGTCATTAACGACAGGAAAATTCGTGGCAACAGCTTTAAAATAGCTGCTCAGTTTTTTACCTGACTTAACGATCAGGTAGTCCAGAGTGGCACAGGTCGATTCAAAATCGTTGCTTGCCCACAGGACGACGTCAGGTTCACCGGATGATTTTTTCGCTTTCCGTAACAGGAAGAGTGGTTTTGTGCTCATTGTTTTTTAACCTCAACTCAGATTAAAATTCGTTTTGTTCAGTGAATGATCTTGCCGGATACACACTGTTCATAGCCTGCGCCATACGCAGGCTATTTCTTTCAGATTTCACCTTTTAATTTCATTGCAATTAGAGTTGCCAGAAATTCGGCTTTTTTTTCTGCGGGCAGATTCTTTCCGATATGCACCAGGCACATTTTTTTGACACCTTCATCAAGTGTTTTTACGTTGCCTGATGGACCATCGATATCAACCACAGTGAATGGGGTTTCTTTATTTTCTGTTTTAATTACGTAGCCAATGCGCTTTCCTTCCAGATTCACCTCGTGAACAATGTCATCGGTAGTTACAACAGTGGCTTCATAATTGGTAATCATGTTTTTCTCCTTAATTAAGGTTGAGCGAATACCTGCCATTTCTGGCATAAATTCAGTTTCGAATAGTCAATTAATTAAAGTTCATGTGCCATCTGGTCTTTTTCGGCACAAGCTTCACTGCAATATTTTCTCGGTTCGTCTTTTGATAAAATCCCGTGCATGAAGTGAAGCATTCTTTCAATAGCTTTGCTTTCTTCAACGTCTTTTTTGCAAAGGTGGTAAGCACATTTTATTTTCTTAGTCATCACCATGACTCCGCCTTTACAGGTAACCCATCACGACCGAGGAAGACTTTAATCATGCGGTCAGTAATGCATGTTTTTGTGGCCAGGTTACGAATATATAGTTTTCGCTTTTTAATATTGTTTGCCGAGGCAATATATGTCCGGCCTTCATGAAGAACATAATCGCCAGGAGTCACACACTGACGTGGTATTTCATCAGTTCCGAAGTGATGTGCAATCATAATTATCTCCATTTTTACAAATGAACTTTGTTGATGCGGTGCCTGGTGCCTCCAGGTGACTGCAACCAGTTAACAATTACAGTCGGCTTTCCCCCCCAAACCAATAAGGACTAACATGACTTTTAACTGTGCCACGTGCGCTTAGCCGCATTCACCGCATCACAAAATTCACTTTAAAAAGGGCGGACATCAGCCGAACTTCAAGAAAAAAACTGATGCCGCCAGGACTACACACAGCAATGTCGTTATTTACAACCGGAGGCGCACTCCCACCATTTAAATTTAACAGACAAGACCGACTCTTTATGGATATCGGAAATGCGCCTTCGTGTTGTGCCCGGTTTTATTTCACCACCTCCGGGCTTCGGTGGTCTCGGCTATACCCCTACAGCGAGAGCTTGTGTTAACATTTCAATACCCTTACAGTTGAGAGTTATTGATATGTTGGATGTATTTACTCCATTGTTGAAACTTTTTGCTAACGAGCCACTCGAAAGACTTATGTATACGATTATCATTTTTGGTCTCACTCTCTGGCTGATACCGAAAGAGTTTACTGTCGCATTCAATGCTTATACTGAAATACCTTGGCTCTTTCAGATTATCGTTTTTGCCTTTTCTTTCGTGGTCGCCATTTCCTTCTCAAGATGGCGAGCACATATTCAAAAGCATTATTCATTACTACCAGAGCAACGAGTATTGCTTCGTTTATCTGAGAAAGAAATCGCTGTATTTAAAGATTTCCTTAAAACAGGAAATCTTATTATCACTTCTCCTTGCCGTAACCCGGTTATGAAAAAATTAGAACGGAAGGGCATCATTCAACATCAGAGTGATAGCGCAAACTGTTCTTATTATCTCGTCACCGAAAAATACTCCCATTTTATGAAGTTATTCTGGAACAGCAGGAGTAGACGTTTTAATCGTTAGCTTACTGTGTGCTTCTCCAACCATCGGCGCGCACCAGTTTCGGTTTTAAATGTTTTGCTTTTGGTATACGTCATGGCAGTGAACGTTCCATCCTGGTTGGGGAACACGCCGCACACCAGGGATTCGTTGTTGCCGAGGTCGATTTTTTGCATTTTGCGAATCTCACATCTTGTTGCTACGTATAGCGACTTCTGCCTGCCAGAGATCCCAGTCGTTGCTGCGTAAAGCCTGCACAGCCTGGTTGTAAGTGATACCGCAACAATCCATCAAATACTGAACTACTTCGTAATGCACCATCTTATCTCTCCCCTTAACGCCGGGTGGCGGAACTGAAACCTGCTGCACTGCAAAATCTGAACCCTGCCGTCATGTTCATACGCCTCGGGCTGGCTACTTAACCCCTGACCACTGCCTGGTAACTCGAAGTATTGCCCTGCGTTCTGTGGGGCGGGGTGGGTTGGTAGGTATATGATGTACTTTGTGTTCATTGATGTAAAGTACTTTAAGTACATTTTGTGTGTAAAAAAATGAGATGGGATAAAGTGAAGCACAAACCCGGAGGGGGGCGCTACCGGATTTATGCTGGTTTAAGAGGCTTTTTGTTTTTTCTTTCGTGCTAACTCTTCGTAAATTGCATTGTACTTCTGTTTTTTCTCCTCAAGAGTTTTTAAAAGTTCATCTGTCTCACTGTCAGGGAGCTCGTCCAGAAGGTCAATGATGATTTTTTGTCTTGGATTTAACTCCTGATAGAAACGTACCTGTCCACTTTCTTCTGTATCCTCTCCCAAAAGATAGGTTGGTGTTGTTCCAATGAGTGTTGCTAATTCCCTTAATTTCTCTCGGCGAGGAATTGTTTCGCCATTAAACCATTTGCTAACCGCTTTTGGTGTTAATTTCATTCGACGGGCAATTTCTGCCTGCCTTCCATGTTGTTCATAACCAGCGTTTTCACAGGCTAGCGCAAGCCTACTGGCGAACTCTTTACGCGCTTTATCTTCATGAACCATAAGTTCAATGATATTCGCTCTTGAATGTACTGTCAGTTCTGTTATAGCATGTACTCAAAGTTCACATTGTGAGGGTGATATGAACCAGAAAACACTTGAAGATGTAATCAAAACTGTTCGCGTTTCTGTTGTGGCCGACATTTGTGGTGTCAGCCAAAGAGCAATCTACAAATGGATGGATAACGGAAAATTGCCTCGCACAGAATATACCGGCGAAACAAATTACGCTGAAAAAATCGCTCATGCATCAAACGGATTATTTTCTGCCGATGTAATTTTAACTATTGGCAGAAATAAAACTACTACGAAAAAGCTGATGGGAGTTGATTCATGAAAATCAAGCATGAGCACATCGAGTCAGTGTTGTTAGCCCTGGCAGCCGAAAAAGGGCAGGCATGGGTAGCCAATGCCATTACTGAAGAATATCTGCGCCAGGGGGGCGGCGAATTGCCCCTGGTACCAGGCAAGGACTGGAATAATCAGCAGAACATCTATCACCGTTGGTTAAAAGGTGAAACGGAAGCGCAAAGGGAAAAAATTCAGAAACTGATCCCTGCAATTCTGGCAATCCTTCCGCGCGAGCTGCGTCACCGACTCTGCATCTTCGATACCCTGGAACGCCGTGCATTACTGGCGGCGCAGGAAGCGTTAAGTACGGCAATTGATGCGCATGATGATGCAGTCCAGGCCGTTTACCGGAAAGCGCATTTCAGCGGCGGCGGGTCTTCCGACGATTCTGTCATTGTTCATTAAGCAAAAGTTTCCATGCTGTTTGTGCTTATTCTAAGCCACCGGGCAGCATCATACGGGGCAATTATGGCCGCATTACCATACATGCAACTGTACATAGCTGATTACCTGGCTGACACCATGCATTTGTCAGCAGAGGAGCATGGTGCGTATTTGTTGCTGATGTTCAATTACTGGCAAACAGGAAAGCCAATACCTAAAAACAGGCTGGCAAAAATTGCCCGTCTGACTAACGAGCGATGGGCTGATGTTGAACCATCCTTGCAGGAGTTTTTTTGCGATAACGGCGAGGAATGGGTGCATCTTCGGATTGAGGAAGATCTGGCATCAGTCAGGGAAAAATTAACCAAAAAATCAGCCGCAGGAAAAGCATCTGTTCAGGCCAGAAGAAGCAGAAAGGAAGCAGTTGTTCAAACAAAACAAGAGAGAAATTTAACAGGTGTTCAAACAGATGTTGAAGTGGTGTTTGAACATGATGTCAACACAAAGGCAACTAATAAAGATACAGATAAAGATCTAAAAACAGATCCCCCCCTAAATCCCCCCCGGGGGAATCTAGGTATCAAAAAGTTTGACCCTCTGGATATTGCTTTGCCGAACTGGATTTCTTTCTCGCTTTGGCGTGAGTGGGTTGAATTTCGCCAGGCATTGCGTAAACCGATTCGAACGGAGCAGGGCGCTAACGGGGCGATACGGGAGCTGGAAAAATTCCGCCAGCAGGGTTTTTCACCTGAGCAGGTGATTCGACACAGCATCGCCAACGAATACCAGGGCTTGTTCGCGCCGAAAGGTGTTCGACCTGAGACGTTACTCCGACGGGTTAACACCGTTTCGTTACCGGACAGTGCGATCCCACCAGGCTTCAGGGGGTAACTGACCATGAAAAATATTGCGACAGGCGGCGTTCTTGAACGTATCCGCAGACTGGCCCCGTCACATGTAACCGCGCCATTCAAGACGGTGGCGGAGTGGCGTGAGTGGCAACTTTCCGAAGGCCAGAAACGTTGTGAGGAGATCAACCGTCAGAATCGTCAGTTGCGGGTGGAAAAAATTCTGAATCGCTCTGGCATCCAGCCATTGCACCGCAAATGCTCGTTTTCGAATTACCAGGTGCAGAACGACGGTCAGCGATACGCGTTGAGCCAGGCGAAATTCATCGCCGATGAACTGATGGTCGGGTGTACAAATTTTGCGTTCAGTGGAAAACCTGGTACCGGAAAAAACCATCTGGCGGCGGCTATCGGGAATCGCCTGCTGAAAGACGGTCAGACAGTGATTGTGGTTACCGTGGCTGATGTTATGAGCGCCCTGCACGCCAGCTATGACGACGGGCAGTCAGGCGAAAAATTTTTGCGGGAACTGTGCGAAGTTGATCTGCTGGTTCTTGATGAAATTGGTATTCAGCGCGATACGAAAAACGAGCAGGTGGTACTGCACCAGATTGTTGATCGCCGGACAGCGTCGATGCGCGGCGTGGGAATGCTGACAAACCTGAACTATGAGGCGATGAAAACATTGCTCGGCGAGCGGATTATGGATCGCATGACCATGAACGGCGGACGCTGGGTGAATTTTAACTGGGAGAGCTGGCGTCCGAATGTCGTCCAGCCAGGAACTGCGAAGTAATTTTTATCGGGAGGAAATTTTAATGGAGACTGTTTTTTGACGCACTTAAAGCAATGGGAAAAGCCATGTCGGTAGAGCTAGCGTGGTTGTCCGCTTTGTGCCAAAGGCGGATGTTGATAGCACCTATCTGCATCAATCCATGGGGAACAGTTCACAACTTTATCGATATTGTTAATAAGTTCTTTAATTGGGGAGAACCCTCTCCCCAAACAGTCAACCAAAGTGAACTGAAATTATTTCGTCTATTTTATTTTTATACTCTATTCTAGAAGAATCATCGAAAGGTCGCTTAAGTGTTGAGGTTAGTATCTCAAAGATTGAGTCGGTATATTTTTCATCACTGAAAACAATTTTTACCTGGCTAAAATTATCTTTAAACTCAGTGTAAGTAAATACTAAAATCTCGTTTAAAGTATTGAATGCTTCTTTTTCAATATCTTGAGAATCTAAAGACTCCTCGGTTACCCTTTGCGATAGTTTATTTATCAAAGTTGTTAATGCGCCAGCGTCAGGGGAATCATCTTTCACTAGCAATGCCAGAGTATCGATTAAATTTGAATCGTTTTCCTTGAAGAAATAATCCTCATCAATAATTGCTAAAACACCATCTTTAATTGCGGAGCTCTCAATTTTCATTTCTAACATTGAAAGTCTTTCAATTGCTCTTTGGGGAGTGTAAACCAACCATTCTTTATATTTATCTTTTTGTCTTACTATATTCCTGAGTGTGTGCTGAGTTGCATCCCATGTAATTAGCATAGGGATTTGACCGACTCCCTTTTCATCGCAGTGTATGCTGTCATCAGATAAGGTTAATGCAGCATAAATATCATTATTAATAGTTCGTGGATTTCTTTTTTTTGGACCAGATATTTGCCTAGAAAACTTCCTGGCAACTTCCTCAATGATTCTATCTTCCTGATAAACTGAGGTTGAAATAACTTCAATTCTATTTAGATTTAAATACTGAGAGACTGAACGAATTAGTTTATAAAACTTTGCATCGATAGAGCCAGATGTATCTTCATAGCCAATAAAATCTTCTAAAAAATTTTCGAAATTGTAACTACTAGGTTTGCTTTTTTTAATATTTATATATGTATTAAAAAATACGTTTTTAGAATTACCTATCTTCCTAACTAATTCATCATTGGCAAAAGAACTAATTTTCATTCCATTTAATAAATGTCGTACTGTTTCTTCAAGATGTTCTTGGGTTACACGAATGTGTCTGTTTTTAAGGTTAAATACTATTTTCTTTAACGTTTTAACAGTGCTTATCGATTTTTCACTGTTAGAAATTTTATCGTATCTTAATGCAACAAGATATGGAATCAATACTGGGGCATCTAGGTATAAAAAAAACGTTTTATTGTCAATATATCTTTCAAGTTTCTTTTGATTTAATAGAGTTATGCATAGCCTTGATGAGCAATAGTCTGAAAGATATTCATTTCTCCCAGATAACTCAACAAGCTCATTAGCTAATTTTGAAGACAATGAGTTGTTTATTTTTCCTTTTTCAGTTATCAATTTTTCCAGTTGTTTAATAATTCCTTTAACAATTTGATTTCTTGGGGATTCGAAGTTTAATTCATTAAGCTGTAGATTGACCGACTCAGCATAAGCCTCCTTAATTAGGTCAAGAACCTCGGTGGATATATTTTCACTAAAGTATTTTGAGGTCGCATTACCAATTATTGTTAAAACCTCATTCCTTTTGGCTATTTCTTTTAACTCAAGATTCCTGATTCTCTTACTTTCAACCTCAGACAGACTGTATAAATCTCCATCAAGGATAATTCGATTATCTCGCTTTAAAAGATACAATCTATTTTTAAGAGTTTCATTGTGTACCCCAAGAATTTGGGTTTCATTGATTAAATCATGCTCTGACTTCCCTTGACCTGTAAGTAATGAAACTATGTATGAATCAATAATTACATTCTTTAAATTGGCAGCATCTTTACTTAACACCAGATATTCGTAAAATGCTATTTCTTTTATGTCCAACTCATCCTTTTTAGAGGATTGATAATTGTGAACTTCCTCAAGAAGAAAGGTTAATATCTCCGGATAATCATTGGTGATTTTTTGAGATATTCTATTTGCGTCATAAAACTCGAGGGTTATCCCATAATTTTTTCTGGCATTGCTTTTTAAAACTTCAAGCTTGCTTTCAGATATTTTGTGGCTCCAAAAAAATTCAATACAGGAGGGTAATTATATTTTTTAATTAAATCATCTGTTTTGATTAAGTCTTCTTCAAGTTTATCTTCTAAACCTTTTTTTATAATAGATACCTGTATTACCTCTCTTATTTCACGACCTCTTACTGAGTAAACGACGTCCTTGCCTCCGTCATAAGGGCCATTTGTAATATAAGCATCTGCATTAAACATTCGCTGTAAAAAGCGTCTAACAACCTCTTCGAAATCATTAAACCGCTCAATTGATGAAATAAATAGAATATTATTATCCATATCCGTTTGATTCCTCGTATTAAAAAAACAAGCCATAGGGGATATATAACCATTAATTCGCGATTTTGTAAATTTAATTACCTACTATTGACATGAACATACTTCACAAAAAAGTAGCAATCTTGCTAAGGAAAGATCATAAATCATTGATGTAAATACCTTTATGGCTAAGTGCCAATATTTTGACCACCCCTGATACAAGTAACTCAATGTCCAATACTCGCTCATAAGGGACAACCGTACTCAAATCTCCAGCATTGCAGGAGATTTGATTATGAACATGTAACAGTGGAACAAAGACCGTATCATAGGCCAAAAAAGACAACTCCAGATATCTCATATCTGAGGGAGCCGAATCCGGCTTGAACTGGAAGGTAAAACGCGTGATTTAGCTCAGTTCAACATGGTCTTAGACAGTAAGCTACGAGGCTGTGATCTGGTGAACCTCAAAGTATCTGATGTTGCATATGGCAGCTCGGCTTCAAGCAGAGTAATGGTGCTGCAACAGAAAATCGGTAGCCCTGTGCAATTTGAGATAACCAAAGGGACAAGAGAAGCTGTTGCTGCATTGATAAAGCTTGGCAATTTGCACAGTAAAGACTTCTTGTTTCGGTCTCGGATCGGAACGAACCGGCACATATCAACCCGGCAATACAGCCGAATTTTTCATGGGTGGGTAGAAAAGCTTGGTCTCGAAGCTTCGCTTTACAGCACACACTCCATGAGAAGAACAAAACCTTACCTGATCTACAAGAAAACCAAGAATCTTTGGGTGATCCAACTTCTGTTGGGCCATAGGAAACTGGAAAGCACAGTCCGTTATCTGGGCATTGAAGTCGATGATGCGTTAGAGATCTCTGAATCGATTGAAGTCTAAGGTTGTCAGTGCTGCAACAGCAGCCCTGTGCCAGAAGCGGAAGTTGAACCCATGCGCTATGTTAAATTGTGAGGAGTAGATCACTTTTTATGCTCCTAAACTTAAATACTAGATCAGCATTATCGACCAAATCCACATATAATAAATAATTAAATAGTACATTTATATGTTTAGTTTTAAATCGAAGCTTGTCATTCAGTTCGTATGAACAGTTAAGGAGTCACTTTGTTATTGGAAAAAGATAAACTTGATGAGTTTAGTAAACGTGCGGATGAATACATCATCAAAGGTGATCACGTTTCTTTATCTTCATTAATAGAGAGTTTTACAGAACGGGATTTCACCTTTACTCACCAATTAGACGAGGCTCATTATCTTTACTGCTTAGGAAATTGTTACTCTGTACTTTATGAAACACGTAAAACTGAGTGGTATTCAGATGATTTGATGAAATCGGTCATCTTTTACAGGAAAGCTTTACATGCGCTACCTAAAGTAGACTGGAGAGAACATGATAATAATACTCATGCATATAATAGTCTTAGGTCTATGATTGAGACAAATTTAGCTAATCGCCTTTCATCACAAGGTAGAACGTTATGTTGCATTCCCCACTATGATAAAGCTATTTCTATAGATAATAATCTCGTTGCAATTATAGCAAAAGCCAATAATGAAATTTTTCTTGGGCTTTCACTTTATGATAATGGACATTCAGAATATCATTACTATATCGCTTATGAACTTGTGAAAAAAGGTTTTGAGAATATTGATCAACTATATCCTGAACAAAGAGTGCCACTTGAGAAAGGCGGCAAATTATTCAACTTTAAAAAATGGTTCGAGGAGTTATTCGAAACATCGGACTTCGATTACTTTAAAGAATACACTGAAAAAACCACATGTAGAAAACAGAAAAACTATTTAGAATGGTGCGCTAGTAAAAGACTCTTTCTTAATGATTTGAATGATGCTTGCGAGTACCCGATTACTTATCAGGATGTTTTCGAATTCCCCTCATTCGTTCAATCGCTTAATAGTTCTCTCACCATGTCTGAAGAATTATCTTATCACGGTAATTATGATGAATTAAAAAATGATTACTGTTATGCTCGGTACTTGATTTTTTCTTCAAAAGATATACCTGATGATAACCCTCATATATTCAACTCAACATATCAACACGTTGAGGATATGACTTACTCAATTAATAACTTGAAGATTGCTCAGTATAAGTCAGCATTCAGAATAGTATATTCAATTTTTGATAAAGTAGCATATTTAATTAGTCGCTTCTTTGATTTGAACGATCTGAAACATGACAAAATAATCAGTATAGATAATTTATTCCGTGACTTTACAAGTAATAATACTAAATGGAAACCACATAAAAAGCTGAAAGATAGCGACAATCATTTCATTCACGCTTTATTCTATATATTAAAAGATATCCGTAAAGTTGGTGACTCTGATTCAGCAACAAAGTGGTTAGATCCAAATGCAGTGGCATTTGCAGAGATTAGAAATGCCATGGAACATCGTTCATTAAAAATAGTTGATGATTTTGGCTATGAACTTGCAACATCATATAATACTTATAATGATGGTGAATTTAGAAAGATCCAAGAAGAAGTTAATGTACTACCAGATAAAATCCGGGATGAAAAATTAAAAATGAAGCAAGCAAAAAAAGATGGGGATAATTGTTTAGCGCAACAACTCGAAGATGGTGTTAATAAGATGAGTTTAAGACTTACAGATCTAAAATCAAAGATCTATGAAAAAGAAAAACTATCTTCCCACTCTCTATTAATACCAATAAGCCAATTTGAATCAAGGCTCATGCAACTCATTGGATTAGCTAGAAACTCAATAATCTATTTATCATTAGCTATCTATTTTGAAGAGCGCAGGCGTTCAAAAGATGGTATCCACATGTCAAGAGAAGTACCACTAAAGCAAAGTTTTTGATTGTCCCAAGAGCATTATTAATGTCAAGGTGAAACTTATTCCATATGGGGGCATTAATGCCCCTGACCTGCTCCCATAAATTGACATACCCCAATGTCAGGTCCGCTCCTCGCTCAAAGCGGACTAGAAGGTTAGCTTGCGTCGGACTTAGCGTATTTAAAGAAGTGCTGGTGGTGACTGGTTGTTGTGTTCCATTTCTACAGAACAAAATCACAGAAACTATACCCAATAGTTGTATTGAATCACTGACGAGACAGCCTCATATTTATCAGGGCAGGTGCACGTCCAATACAGGAGGTTGTCGTGCTGGTTCTCAAGTGTGCGTTGGCTATTGCGGCTGTGGTGGCAATTTATTGTCTTGCTATTGTTCTTATGGATCGCCTTTCTGATTGATTTCATATTGGCGAGGTAACGGGGGTTAAATAGTATGGCTGCGGGGGCTTGAGGCTATCTGCCTTGGGCATGAAAATCAAAGGCAGATAGAAAAAACCCCAGTTGATATTACGCATCCGGCAAGAGGCTTAACATTAATCTGGGGCCCAATCTATGCCTTACAAACGTAGGTTAGTCTCTTACGTGCTGAAAGGCAAGAAGAAGCGGGCTATGAAGCAGCAAAAGGCGATGTTAATCACCCTGATCGTCATCTGTTTAATCGTTATAGTGACGGTACTGGTAACGAGGAAAGACCTCTGCGAGGTACGAATCCGAACCGACCAGACGGAGGTCGCTGTCTTCACAGCTTACGAACTTGGGGAGTAAGAGGACCAGCGGGGAGAAATCCCATAAGCGCTAACTTAAGGGTTGTGGTATTACGCCTGATATGATTTAACGTGCCGATGAATTACTCTCACGATAACTGGTCAGCAATTCTGGCCCATATTGGTAAGCCCGAAGAACTGGATACTTCGGCACGTAATGCCGGGGCTCTAACCCGCCGCCGCGAAATTCGTGATGCTGCAACTCTGCTACGTCTGGGGCTGGCTTACGGCCCCGGGGGGATGTCATTACGTGAAGTCACTGCATGGGCTCAGCTCCATGACGTTGCAACATTATCTGACGTGGCTCTCCTGAAGCGGCTGCGGAATGCCGCCGACTGGTTTGGCATACTTGCCGCACAAACACTTGCTGTACGCGCCGCAGTTACGGGTTGTACAAGCGGAAAGAGATTGCGTCTTGTCGATGGAACAGCAATCAGTGCGCCGGGGGCGGCAGCGCTGAATGGCGACTACATATGGGATATG